GAGGTCGCCGTAGAGATGAACGACGGGCGGTACTACGAGTACGGCAAGCAACGCTTCTACCGCTACAGGAACGTCATCAAGGAGTGCATGGATGCCATGATAGGGAGCGGGGATGCTTTCTACAGGTTCCTACTTGAACACTCATCAGAGGACTGGCCGGTGAAGCTCGACTACCCTCGATGGGACGCGATGGTTACGCAACACGGTTCGTACCGTAAGGGCCTGCTGAAGATGGAGGAGACGCTACGTAAGTCCGTCACAGCACACCGAGCCACGCTTAAGGAACTGAACATCGTGCTTAAGTACCACCGCAGCGAGGACATCCTTGCTGATAAGGAGGTCGCCGAGAATGACCTGAAGAGCGCACAGGGACTACTAAAGCAGGTACAAGATCGCATCCGGTCCTTCGGACGACGTATCGCAGATGTCGTTGAGAAGAAAGCTTATCGCTGGATGCCTGTAAAGACACGCCGCCTCCGCATCGTCGACATGCCGGACGGAGACGTCTGCGTTTGTTTTAACGCTGATTTGGTTCCGTCTGGAGCAGAGACGGTTATACTGGCTATGGCCCTTGCGGCTGTCTTGTTCGACCCAGATGACAGTTTGTTCATCCTTCCGGACAAGGCGTACGATGCAAACACTTTAGCTAGGATAATGCGTGTGGCGAGAACTCTGCCTGTGGGTGCGGGCGTATTTATTCAAAGTACAATCGAGCCCGACGCCGACGAGTATAGCCCCACAGACTTTGGATGGGACGTTGTTAAAGTTGGACATGACTACTCAGATTTGCAATAACCTAGACTGCTGGATGGGGTACGTCTACGGAGGTCAGGTGGATTTCCCGCCTGATGTCCGTGGCGTGCCCCCTTCTCTTCTGCGAACAGGTACTCGCAAAATAGATTGTTCGACATTCACTTGGGCGGTCCTCTCGCAAGTATTCCCTGACGCGCCGTGGTCAGTCGATTACTATAAGAGGTGGCAGATGTGGGACCGCAACGACATGTGGGGCCCGCTGCGGGTCGCAGAAGAGTTGGGGATCACAGATGAGGAACACGGTGATGGGTGGTATTTGTATCAAGTGTGGACGGGTGAGTGGGAAGGCGGACACTCCTTCCTTGGTTTCTCCAGTGGCGGTCGACTGCTTGTGCTGGAAGCGACGCGAAGCCGTAGAAACGGAGTCGAGCACAATGGAGTCGTGTGGCGGGGGATCGGACCCGTGTCCCCCCGACTCCCCGAAATGCCAGAGTACAGCGAGTACGAAGCTACAAGAGGGCTGACCTTCGGAAAGGTTAAGCTCGCTTAGGCGTTATTGAGCAGGAACCGGACGCTGATCGCCGTGCTCGGGGCCGTCTGACTCGTACCATTCGCGGCTGTGGAGGTCGCCCAGTACGTGATGTACGTTTGATCCATGCCTGTCGCAAAAGCAAAGTACTGTTTCGTATTCCCAGCTACACTCATGATCGTATCGGGAGACGTACTAGATGGAGTCGCCGAAGCGGCGCGTGCCATCTTCAGGTAGGTCGTAGCTGTGTTCGCGGTGTTATCGATCTCCACGTAGTACAGCGTGACGGTGCCACTAGACCCAGAGGCGTTATCGACAGACGTGTTGGTGACCGCCGTGTCGACAATCTCAATGGCAGCGAGTGGAGTAAGAACCGGAAAGGATGTAGCAGCCATGTTTGCCTCAGGAAGTAATAAGGCGCAGCTTGTTGGCTGTGCCGGGGAACGCCGGACAGAGGGTTCCGTTAACCGTAGTTACTGTGTAGCTAAGACCGTTGGCAAACTCAAGCCCGGTTGGCCACGAAAACACTTCGCGGGTGCTCGGATGAATCCGAAAGATGTGCGACGGTGCGGTTGTTCCGTAGACGGGGTCAACGGCATCGTACAGCTTCAACCAGACTTGGGTACCCCAAGCGTTATCGATAAAGAGCGTGTACAGAGAACAGCTTCCGCCCGCTACGTTGTCCTGCGCTTCCGCATCGTCGTCATGGAAGATGCGGTAAGTAACACCTGTTTTCTGGTTATTGCCTGTAGCGGCCATTCATCACCCCATGATCTCGTCTAGGTACTCACTAATCTCTTCCAGCAAAACTGCAATAATCAAATCGCGTTCACGATCACTAATCTTACCGTCATCGGAGAGGGCGGAAGTGATCTCCCGACCAACCCGGAGGATGCGAGAAGCGAGTGCGAAGATATTAAACTTACCTTTCTTAGCCATGTTAGTCTCCAATAAGCTGCTTCCAGCCTGTTTCAAATGCGATCTGCTCGGCAGGGTCCTGTCCTTCGATAACACGTCCGTCGTAAACAAGCGAGCCATTGTATATAGGAAGTACCTGCATATGTACTTGTTCGGTCTTTTCATCGAATGTAGCAATCCCACAGCCCTGTTGCCAGTCGGGAGATAAGTTAACTCCGGGAACAGTTCCGTCCACTCGACACAGGCAACCCGGACTCATGGCCGTGATTACATTTCTACCAAAGGGACCATGGAAGGTCTTCTGCATCATCTCCACTTTATGGATGTGCCCGTAGACCTCGGACCAGCGTGCCGTCTTAGCGATAGCCATCGCTGTGGCCCCGCTGCCGGAGCGCACCTTCGTACCGTGGGTGATGCGGACTCGATCCCAGAGCCACCAGTCCGCACCGTAAGGGCCGACGTATTCGATGTCTAGGTCGTCCAACCGAAGTAGGTTCTGGACGCTTAGTACTGGGGACTCCTCAACCGCCCGCGCTAAGTACGTAGCTTCCGAAAGCTTCTCGACCATAGCTTTCGACATACGTTCTTCGTGATTCCCAGCCATGTAGGTCACCCTCGCACCGGGAGCCGACGAGCGAAGCTCTGCGAGCCACCAGTGTAGCTCGTCGATGGTAGGTTGCGTCGTTTGTTTGTATTCCGGCTTACGTGGGAACCGGGTACTCCACGGAGCGAAGTCAACCATATCACCTAGCAAGATCACATGCTGGGGGTTGACCTCGCGGATCAGCCGTAGGACCGCATCCATGGCCGCTCTGTCGTGCATAGGTTCAAGGTATGTATACCGATTCTTCCACGCGAAGCCCGCTTGCAAGTCAGGGACGATCACGGCTTGCTGTAGGTTAGACTTTCGAGCGGGGTGATCGATCTTAGGAATCACCCGTGCAGGTTCAGCCGGACGGTACGCGGCTTCGATACGTCGCTCTAGGTTGGCTTTGACCTGATGCAGGGTAACCTTCCGCATCGTGTCCTTGACCTTGTGGGCTGTCTCCCAAGCGTTCGCCTTCCAACTGGTGACGTGCCACTCTGCTTTATCTACGCAAGCTACTTTAAGTAGGTCGTCTAAGGTCTTAATCGACAGGCCCTTGGTGGAGATTTCTCTTTCGAAGGGGTTGGGGCTGTGGTCTTCGATACGAGTCGAGGGGTCGGAGCGACCTGTCTGTGCTCCCTTGGGCAGGTTAAGTTCCTTGATAACCTTCCGCGCTTGGTGCTCGGTTACGTACTCGCCTGACCATTCGGTAAGCATGGCAGCGACCGCACGGCGACCGGGCGTGTACTCCGCTTGCTCGCAAGCTAGTCGGAGTCTGTCCCCGTACTCATCGACGAGGCGCAGATACTTAGGGCGGCTCATTGGGCCTCGGCGGTCTCCGCGATGTCGGCGACGGTCTCTTTTGTGAGCGCCTTTTCTGCGTCGTGCAGCGCCTGCCTCGCTTCCCTTTCGCTTTTAATATTCTCAATCAATACTGCTTTGACTGCATCGTCCTTGTCGCTCCCACTGACAAGTCTCTGTGGCGGAGGTGCGCCTTGAATGGTGGGGCGCGGTAACGTATCTCCGTCTTTGTCCTTTCCGGAGACAGCCTTGGCCCCCAGAGCGCCTGCTGCGCCTAGTCCTGCGGCTTGAAGAAATGGAAGTGCGGCGGCCCAGAATGCCATGGTTCACCTACTAGAGGGGTTCGATCTCAAAGCGGACTTTCGCGGAGACGGCGTTTGAGGTAAAGTCCACACCATCCCCGATCCACACGCCGTACAGCGTCGCTGTACCTGACACAGGACCGAGGGCCCCGCCTGACAAGTCGTACATCAGGCCCGCTGGTCCGCCGCCTGCGGGGGTCGCCGTAGACGAGGACTTCATACCGGCAGAAAAGTCTAGTACTGGGCACCAGACATAGCGGCCCGAAGCAATCGCTAAATCGCCCCCAGAGTCATTTGCTACATCAGGGTTCAGTGCTGACTGTGCGAAAATAGTCGCGGCTTGTGCTGTGCTGAGTGGAGTGGCACCGGAAGTGCCGGGACCACTGGTGTGCAGGTACACGCCCCCCAAGTCAGCGGTACCTGTAACTGCCGAGCTATAGATAAGGGTCATCGACACCCGGTGAATAAACCCGCGAGTCGGCACGGTGACCGACCAGCAGACCGCGTCCCCCCCAGAAGCGGGGAGGTCACTCACTGTGAGCGTAGTCTCGGCGATAATCCGTGATGTCTTGGTTGTCCGGGGCATTCAGCCTCCTGCTATGCGCGAATGACTGTGACGATCATAAGGTCGCCTGCTTCCGCCGCCGCGCTCTTCTTCGCTGTCAGCTTAGTGCCCTTGGGGATGGCCTGATGTGTTCCGTCAAAAACAACCCCGTCCGCGTACACGATCCGGTCTGCCGTTGTGCCCTTGACGATCGGCACAATGGCGTCGCCTGTGGATGCGTCACCCTTGTAGAGCGTGATCGTCGCCGCAGTAGTGCCCGCCGAGTAGACATGGGCGTCTACGACGATAACCGGGTAGTCCATAGTGAGTTCGACTGCCGTAGCGTTGGCGAGGGAGTAGCGGAAAATCTCTGCCGCAGCACCAGCCACTCCGCTGTTAGCGCTTGCCGCGTAGGAGCCGCCGCGCAGCCTTGTCTCGGGAGCGCTGGCATTCACCAAGATCGCCCCGGCGGTGTCGTCAACCGTAACGCGGCCAACAACGATGTTGTCAGCGTCTGCCGGTGCGGTAAGGGTCAGGTTGCTTGCAACAGAAGATCCGGGAGCGTCGGCCAAGTAAACCGCGTCACCGACGGAACCGGAGCTAGTATTGACGTTAGTTACGAGCTTCCATGGGAGGCAGATGCCGTAGGACCCAGCAGCGATGTCGTGCTTAGCGATCAGCAGCCTGCCGTTCGCTGTGGAGCCACCGTCCGCGTCTGCGGTCGCAACCTTCAAAAACGGACCGCTACTCGACGTAACGTATACGATCTGGTCAGCGTACACTGCGGTGTCGGCCAAAACCTTCACGCCCTCACTGTAGTTATAGTCCCTACCGGGCTTGATAAACTTCTGCTTAAGATTTGCCATCTATGTCTCCTACGACTTCCACGGCCCTCGGCCTTGTTTCGTTGTTATTCTTATTCTCCAGCTATGTCAACAGTTTCTGTTGCATTTGCAGTAGCCATAGCATCCGCCATAGCTAATAGAGCGTTGTTCCCAAGCAGGCCGCCGAGAACAGTTAAGATCATAATCAGCGTCTGAGGGTGCCGTAAAGCCGAGGTTAAGCTCCACAATGAGCGGGAGCGCATCTCGTCGAGACGTTCTTCAATACGGCCAAGTGCGCTAACGGTGTACTTTTGTTCCGTTTGAATCACAGCGACGGTCTCGCGGATGCCGCCCACCTGCTCTTCTAGATTCGTGACGCGCGTCTCAAGGTTACTCATATCAGTTGCCACCCGTAATCTATTCTTCTTTGCCTTTTCTAATGCCTTCTTGGAGTAGTCGCAAGATTTGAAGTTTCTCGTCTGTGGTCATTTTGTTGATGTTCTCTTTCTGAAGCTTGTCCAGATTGTAGCCAGAGTAATACATCGATTTTCCAAGATTCAAGTAACTCTCACGCCAAGCCCCTGTGATGTGGCCCATCAGGTTGAGTCGAGCGTTCCATTCGCCACGGAATTCAGCGTCGGCACGCGCCCGGAGCGGGGCACTGGCGATGTCTCCCTCGAACGTCGGGTCAACGAGGGCCGCCGCCTCCATCGTACGCTCCCAACTCTTAAGTAGCGACATCTGCTTAAGGAGCATTGCAATGGCGATTGCCGATGTTGTGCTCAAATCTGTGGCTGTATCGCCTTGTGAGATCCGCAAGTCACCCTTATGTGTCGGGGTAACGATCTCATCGAACGGCAGGATAGACTGTGCGGCTCCGAGCAAGCGGAGCGCTTCAGCCTCGCCTAGTGTAATCTTCCGACCGTAGATACTTTTACGCTTAGCGGGACGCATGTTTGTCGTGCCGAGTATGAGGTCTAGAATTGACATGTAGTGATCCCAGACAAACGTATCCGTTAGTTCGACAAACGAATCCAAAGCAACTTCAGACCGAGCCGAGCCCTCCGGTAGGACGCCAACCATCTCGCCAATACCGGAGCCAATGGCTCCCATCATCACAGCCATGTGTGTGACCGCTTCCAAGAACATAAGTGATTGCACACCCGGCAACGCACGGTAGCCACTGGTGTAAGGCATACCGTTCTCTTCGAAGAACTTTTGCTCCGCAGCGTCAAACGCACGATAATCAATCAGTACGCGATCAAAGTTGTAGTCTGGGTAGAACCGCCGCTTTGAGTACTCTTGCGCCTCCTCATAGGTCATGTCTTCACTAGGCTCAAGCATCTCATTTTCACGCATCTGCCGGTATCGGATAAACACTTCGTTTCGCTGTGGACCAGTACGGACCCATTTGCGCCTGTTGAAATACTCCCTTGCGGTCGTTGATGGGTAATCAAACCATGACAAAAACCCTTGGCGGAGCATTTCTCGGAAGAACGTCGTAAACACGGTCAAGGTGCCAATGGCCCGCATGTCGAAGTAAGTAGTCCCAGACAGCCAGTTCATCAGCGAGTAGTTGAGCATCTCTCGCGCTAGTTCTCGGTTTCCGTGCTCTACGATGGACTTTACCCACAGAGCCTGACGTGTGCGTCGCGTGCCTTCTTCAGTCGAGTGGCGCACAAGCCGTGCATTCAGGAACGCGAAATTCTCTATTCCGTCCATGAAGTTTCGTACGTGTCCATTTACGATGCCCCACCGGATGATCGCGTCCCGCACAGGTCCGACGTCTGCGTGGGAATAGCGCTTCGCTAGGCCCTGTGCGACCCGCTCCATCGCCTCGTCGGCCCCTTCGGATACAATCCCCGGCATGCCGACATCTTGTCGTTGCCATTGAAACAACTCAAAAGCGGAGATTTTTTGCGGTCTTTTCGTGTTGACGCCAATCTCAATCATATCCTTGGGGTCGGCTCGGAGGATACGAGATAAAAGCGGGTCATTGACCGCGACAATCATGGGATCAAGCACATTGGCCCCCCCGTCGGCCATGCGTTCGGCTCGTGCCAGTTGCGACTCGTCCCACGCCCTTGCGGCACGCGGGCCGAGGTATCCGAAGAACGCGTTTGTCGTAGAGTCAACGACGTTTTTAATCGGCACACCTGTTGTGATCTGGTTGGTAAAGTCGCCGAAGCCCTGTACGAACATCATGGCGTTACGGGCCACCCCAAGTGTCCCGATCAGAAGCCATTGCTTCATCGCTCGCTGTCCCGCGTGTATCTTATTAAAAAATTCCCAGCCGCTCGGGGGTACGTCAAACTGCCTCTCGTATAGCAGCTTGCGGAACTCCCCCATGGTGTCCTGTAAATGCGTAAGCGCATTCGCGGGGATCATCTGCATCCCGTCATTGGAATTCATTTCGATAACAAACCGCTGATACTGCTTGTCGAGGCGCTTCCGCATCGTCAAGAACATCGACGCGGCCTCCTCGTCTAGGAAGTTGTCCATATTCCTCATGCCCCAGAAGCTCATGACTTCGAGGCCGTCGAGAAACGCGAGCGGCGCATAGTTTGCTTGCGCGACGTAGTCTGCCTCGGGCACAACCCGCCCGTTTTCTAGCCGCAGGTAGCGAACATCCCGCTTGCGCCCCTTTGGTCCTAGTTCCTTTCGAGTGATGATCTCCTCAACGATAGACGCAGGCGTGGGGTCCAGTCGCCAATACACGTCTTCGGCCTCGTAGATGCGCTTCATCGGGCCCTCGGCATCGTCGATGCGGAGGTCTCTTGCATACGGTTCGGCGAGCCCTTCTCGGATTTTACCGCGCTGGTCGTAGCCCCTGACGTGGCCGACGTCCATTTCGCGCTGCAAAATTTGAAGCTTGCGTAGGGGAATCACGTTCATCCCTACTTCGATCGCTCCGATTACCGGCGGCTCTACGTCTTTGAAGTTCGACAGAAGCACGTTGGCGGTGTGGTACATCGAGGGGTGGAAGTTAGGCAATTCTTCCCTAAGCGCCTTCATCGCTCGATTGTGCGACGCAGTCAGGAGCATCGAGTTGTGGTAGATAGCAAGATGCTGAATGCGGTGCGTCATTGCCGCGCCCTTGGTTCCGTACTTGGTCCCAAAGAACTCGTCCGTGCGCTTAATGATGATGTTGTACAGCGTTTCGTACACCTCGGTACCACCAATATTACGTACGTTCACAAAACCCGTGTTTTTGTCTACGAAACGCTTGGCCAAGTCGTTGAATACGGCCTCTTCAAACCGCTGGACCTGTGCAATGTATTCCTCAAGCTTAAACGACCGCTTAGCCTCTTTCGCGGACGGCAAGAACGCGTGCAACATGCCCATGTAGGCTGGCGACTGGTTCAGAGCTTGGTCTGCGGGCCGGTAATCCTGACGTAGCGCACCGCCCTTTTTCAGCGGCTGGCGGCTGCGTGCTGTGTACAGCAGATGGTCGACCGCATCGACTACAATTGGAGAATCGTGCAAGAACGCGGTGAGTTCGTGGAGAGCACGTTTGGGCCCGCGCGTATCCTCGGTAAGCATCGCCCATTTCTTCCCGCCTGACCTTGGGATAGGCGTGGGGGCCCATGGCTCTTCGACGAGGAGCTTCTTGGTAGTCGTGAATACGTACTGGTACCACGACCGCTGAAACGTCTCTAAGATTTCCTCGTTCGAGGGTGCGCCCTTGGCCGCCTTTTCAACACGAAGACGTCGCTCCAGCGCCTTCGTGTTGAAAGCAACGAATTTGTTGATGTCGTTGTTGGCCATCTGGGTATCGGCGTGAATCCGGATCATCACTTGCTCTAGGCGTTCGCTTAAGTTGACACTACTGACGCCCAGTTGGCGCTCAAAGTAAGACCTGAAGCCGTAGAGGCCGCCACCTTTCCGGAATTGGGCGCGTCCGTAGTACACGTACGTCCGCAAATCACCAATCAGTCCCAAACTATTGGGGTCTCGCCCGGTAATCCGCATGGCTGCCTCGGCGGCTGCGCTGACGGGTGCGCCAAACATATAGCCGAGGATCGCCTTACCATACGCAAGCGGCAAACCATACCCACCAAGCAATCCGAGGGCCTGCGCGTACGTTGTGAAGCCGCCAGTAGCACCTCGGAACAGTAAGCCACGAGGGTCTCTGAACAATGACGCAATGTAGTTGCCCCGCAGAAAAAACTCACGTAAAAAGTCGGCTTTTTCCTCTAAGGACGCACCTTCTCGAAGCGCCGTTGTGACGAGCTTATCTATCTGCGCGTCTTCCAGTTCGACCATTTTCCGGTAGATCGTTCGATCTCGACCATACGGGATGTACGCGTCCCCTTCGGGCGACTTCATTCGCCGACCCGCTTCGTCGACGAGCCAGCCCCGCTTGGTGGTCTCTATGATCCTGCGAAGCATGTCCGGGTTTTCGGCTAGGTCATCAAGGAACTGCATCGTATTGATGATGGCCCGGACGGCGCTTGCATCTGCGACGTCCCGCATACCTTGTGCCGATTTGGCAATCATGCGAAGGCGTGCCGCCTGCGACCGGACGGTCGCATTGGCACTGTCGCCTGCGTCCACCGCTTCTTTAAGTCGACGTAGGGCGTCGTCGACCTGAAGAAGTGACGCTGTCCGGCCTTTTGGAAGCTCGTCCATGTTTTGCAACCACTTCCGCGCAGCGACCACCAACCGGGTCTGCGACTCTAGGTTCATAGCCAGATTCCGTTCAGTTGCGGCCCGCTTGGCAAGAAGCTCGACCATCTGCTCTTGTGCGCCGTACTTATGGGAGTGCGCGATGATCTCCGCAGCCTGCTTCCGCAGGGCCGCGCGACGCTTACGTAGGTTCTTCGGTCGCTCTGCGCGGGGGATGCCTCGGCCCGTTGGTCCCCTGCCGTAGACCGCTCGTGCCTCCAACAGCAACTCGTCTAGATTAACCCGGTTCGCCTCTAGAATTTGATTGATGTACGTCAGGACCTGCTCTTCGGTCAGATTCGCGGCACGGAGGATCCCCTGTAGCTCAGGACGGCTAAAGTCCAACGCGCGTCCGAGGGCCTCGACTGCTTTGACACGGGAAGTGCCTTTGGCGTAAGCGATGTTTGAGATCGCCTCCATGACGTCACCGATAATCGGGTATGCGAGGTCAGGCGCACGAGCTTGCCGAAACTCGTACAGCTTCTCTAGGTTGTTGAGTGAGTCGATCGCCGCGCCCTGTAGCGACCACAGGCGCGTTTGTGTTGAGATTGCGCCGCGTAAGTTCTCAAGCTGGAAGATGATGTCCTCAAGCTCCATGACGAACACTTTTTCAATGTCGTCCAGTTCGTCCGCAGAGAGCCCGCGCACGCCCTGAGTGGCGTCAACATTCCCCATCTGTTCAGCAACTTCTTCAAGATTGCCTGCCTTTCGAAACGCGGCGTCCTGTAGTGCGTCTGCGCGTTCGTGCGCTTCGGCCAAAATCCGGCTCCCCTCCTGTTGGAACCGCCTGCTTACGGCGGTGCCAGCTTCATTAAGGATGGAGCGGATAAGGACGTTGGCTGCTGGATCAATCTTACCTTTCGTAGTAGCCGTCTTTACGAGTTTTTCTAACAACTCCTGTAGTTGGTCTCCGGGCAGGTCCTCTAGTGCGCGAAGGTCACCGCCGTCGGTGTACTGGTCGATGATCTTCCGGAAGGTGTCTCTCTTGCGGACAAACTCGTTTACGTCGCGCACTCCCGTAAGTTTCCGGAAGGCTTGTGAGGTCGCGATTGGTCCCGCTAGCTTCATACCGACAACGGGAATCTCAATCGGGGTAGGCTCTGTGAACAGGCCCGCGAGCATGCCTGCGCGAAAACTGTTGTTCGCAAACCGCTGCCAAGTCTCGTCCCGGTTACCAAACAGGTGTTCCGGGAACGACATTAGCCATGGACCTGTGTTGTCCGTGTTCTCAAGCATTCGCATTACAGATCCGGGAGAGCCGACTTCCCGGACCATGTGCTGAAGTAACTCACTGCCGTAGCCTGCCTCGCGTCGAGCGTCGAGTTCCACTTGGCTACCGCCCTGCTCCACAAATTCTCGCTCTATTTCCGCTTTAGCGTGCGCCGCAGTGGCACTAAACGCTTCCGACCCAAACATACCCATCCAGCGGATCACAGTGTCCACGGGCCGCCAAGCTGGGCCCCAGCCTTCGACAGCAGGTCCGGGTGCGACGCGTACCTTCTCGTTACCGTCTAGGTAGATTTTCCCTGCAATCTGCCGCCAAGGTAGAAACATCGTTGCCATCTGACGTCCGACGCCCATTTCGAACGAATCACCTAGCATGCGCTCATCTTCTAAATCAAAGATGTTGTGGTCAACAAGGCCGCTCCTCTCGGCTAACTCCGAAAGTCCACGAAGTCCTCCCGGCAAGCCAAACATGGTCTGAGGCTGTGTGATTCTAGCGGCGTGCTCCAGACCCTTTCCGATACCCCATGCGAGATAGCCCTGCCAGTTCTCGCCGTTCATAAACATTTCGTACTTGCGATCTGGGTCGGGGTTGATCCACGGTGCTTTCTGGTGCGTTGTCGCCGCTAGAATAGCTAAATCAGCCTCTTTACGCGCATACTGGCGGGCCCGCTCGGCGGCGTCCTTCTTTGGCGTGTTTGGTTCCTCCGCCATGATCTCTTGTAGGCGCTCCTGCATAAACGCGCCTTCAAACAGCTTGCGGTGCTCGGTGATGTTCGCGGCGTACTCTTGGTTCGCTTGATCCCAGCCCATGGGGTTCACCACATCACCGGGCTGTAACTTACCTTCCCAGCGGTTGGCAGCGGATTGCATTTTCGGTCCGACCGTTCCGTAGAAAAATTCGACGTCCTCGGGGTTGGTCTCAATAAGCGTATCGAATGCCGCTCGCAGCTTGTCAAAATACGCTTCCGACGCGCTGAACATCAGCGCTGTCGAAGTAATACTGTCCGGCGGCACCATATCTGCCAGAGCATGTCGCTTGTTTTCGTCGGTAAAGTAGGGGACCGGGGGCGACATGCGTCCGGCCCCGGTGAGGAGGCCAATCATGCGCCGAGGTGCTTCTTTGTCGCGGCGATCTTTCGCTTCTAGCTCCTGCTCAACAGATTTGTTGAACAGCTTCTCCCGCGCCATCAGGTCAGACTGCATCGGGATCAGAGTCTCTTGGTAGTACGTAAGGTATTCTCCGACCGCAGTTTCGTACACGCGAATTTGATTGTCTAGTTCTGCCTTCTCGGTCTTGTATTCAGGGGTGAACGAGCGGCCCTCGTCGGCCTGCTTTTGCAGTTCGTCGACCTGCGCCTCAATCCTCACGGCCCATTCGCGTAGCTTGACTGCGCGGTCGTTCGCAAGCGTTTTAGACGCCATGTAGTAGTCAGCCAACGCGTTGAACTCTTCACCCTGCTCGGTAATGTCGACTTCGGCTTGCGACGAGAACCCTAGTGCCCGCATCAACTCCGTGTTTCGCTCCGACCACAGCGCGTGATCTTCAGCGAAGAACTCTAGCATCTCTTCCGGAGAAGCGTACCCACGCCCAAAACGCGCCTTCGCCCAGTTATTGACGTACTCGTAGACGCCAAGGTCCAGTTCATCGACTGTCCCCTTCTTGTTCTCTTTGATCTCCCGCTCAGCACGCGCCAATGCGAGCCGCGCCTCTGGTGTCATCCGTTGGATGCCCGCAGCAAGGCCCTCTTCGCGGGCCTTCTCTCTTGTGCGAGCGTCAAGGGGCACACCTGTTGCAGCAAGTTTATACACACTGGCGTCGGCGGTCGCAAGGGCCTTGTCGTACTCAGCTTGGGCCCATTCGGGCATCGTACCTCGACGGCGAGTGGTGACCAGTCCCGGCGGCATTTCTGATTCGGCGTTGGAAAGGTAACTGATAGTCCAACGCTTGTACGAGTTCGCCAGCGCGACGTTCTCATTCGCGAGTGGACCCTCGCCTGACGCCTCATACATTCTGCCCAAAGCTCGGTTAAACGATGCCTCGGCGGACGGGAGGTGCTCGGCGTACTCGTCCTTGACTGTGGGCGTAGCGATGCCGATGGTCCGGCCCGTCCTTCGCGTGCGCTTCTGCGCAGCCTCTAGCCGCGCGGCGCGTTCTTGTTTCGCCGCATGCACCTTATCAGCATGCTCGTACGCTTCGTTCCACGTCTTCGGTTGTCGCGTGAGCACCGAATATCCGGGAAAAGTAGAGATTCCGGTTTCCTCATCCCTTACCTGAACTGTCGGTGACAGCGGTCGGCCCGCTGCCTCGTCGAGTTCGTTCTGGGCCTCCCGCTCGGGATCGGGAGTGTCGGGGCTGTCGACTACTACC